AGTAACCAGCGAGCCGTGCATAGCACTGAACAGAGAACCACCGAAGACACCAGCAACTCCCAGCATGTGGAAGGGGTGCATCAGAATGTTATGTTCTGCTTGGAAAACAAGCATGTAGTTAAAGGTTCCGGAAATACCCAGAGGCATCGCATCAGAGAAAGAACCTTGACCGAAAGGATACACCAGGAACACAGCGGAAGCAGCGGCAACAGGTGCGCTGTAAGCAACCATAATCCAGGGACGCATACCGAGCCGATAGCTCAGTTCCCATTCACGACCCATGTAGCAATAAATGCCGATGAGGAAGTGGAACACAACCAGCTGGAAAGGGCCACCGTTATAGAGCCATTCATCCAGAGAAGCAGCTTCCCAGATAGGGTAGAAGTGCAGACCAATTGCGTTGCTAGAGGGGATAACAGCACCAGAAATGATGTTGTTACCGTAAAGCAGTGAGCCAGCCACTGGTTCCCGAATACCGTCGATGTCGACAGGGGGAGCAGCGATGAAGGCGACAATGAAGCAGGTTGCTGCAGCAAGCAGCGTGGGAATCATGAGGACGCCGAACCAGCCAACATAAAGGCGGTTATTGGTCGAAGTCACCCATTCACAGAATTGCTCCCAGGTGTTGTTACCGGAGCGAGTTAATACAGAAGAAGCCATTAGTCATAGTAAGTACATGTGCGAAGAATGACTCAGGGGCTGGGATCCTTGCGCTCGGAACGCCCCCTACACACGTATTATACCCTCCTCACCAGAGCTGTAAACCCGCCGGGTCCGGCAGCAGCATCCCGGTTTTAACCATTTCCTCTTGTAGTTTTTCGAGTTCCTCTATACTCATGATGACACTTTTTCTAACTTCGTTTCTTGCCAGCCTAGCTAGGTTCTCGAGTTTTTTCTGAGCTTTCTTTTCACGCTTATTCTTTTTACTCTCCCTATTCTTTTTTCTGTGCTCCCTCAGTTTCGTCCGCTCCTCTTTCGATAAACCGGCTATTTCTTTTGCCCTTTTACGCCTGACAATCGCACTCAGTTTGCCTCCTTCAGAGGCGAGTTTAGGGAAACTTACCCCTTTGTGCCACCCCTCTTGATGCATGTCCGGAGAGCACACGTAAAGGTGCTCAGGTATGTTACGTCCCCCTAACGCTCTGGGTGGCTCATTATGCACGTGCATCCCTTTCATCTGCTCATCCGTCAGATTCCAATGACGTTGTGCTACACTCCGATATTCGGTAGTCTCCCTCGAGAGTACAATCGATATGTTTTTATCCATGATCTATTTTAGCCGTTTACCGACAGGTAAATTCATGCTTGTTTTACGGGCATCACTTTCTCACCCTTGGGAATCATCTTCTGCAGCATGCTTTCGGCGGACTCGCCCTTGGGAATTTTAACTCCGACTGATGCAATCAAATTGCGCGCTTTGGCCAGCTCTTTCGAGCTCATGTCACGACCCAGCTTCTTAATAAAAGCTTTCTTGAGCTTCGCCATTTTTGAGTTGACGTTGCCTTTTGTCTTGGCCTCCTCGTCAGAAATCGGGCGGCCGACCTCGCACTTTTCCCCAGGCTCGATACCGTATACATCACCGTTTGCCATCAGGCACTTGGCAAAATCGTACACTTCACCCTCGGCGAAGTCCACTCCCTCGGAGCACATTGCCTGAAACTTTTTAAGAGTGTCCTCAGTGAAGTGTCCCATTAGAGCGCCAGATTCCGTATTAGGTTTTACCCTCTTCCCCGTGAATCCACTCTTTGAGCTCGGTTACATAGGTGCGGAGAATCTGCGCCTGTTTCATGTGCCAGGTATCATGCGTTTCTAGGTAGAGACACACATGTTCGTCAATTGCGTTTAAACATGCCTTAATGACGGGATTCCACGGCCTACGTAACGGCGTATCCCACGTTCTTCTTTCAGGATTCATCGAAAGCTCATCAGACTGAAGATACGATGATACTTCAATAAGAAAGGGTGCTGGGGAAGTGTCTCGAACTCACCCCCTCATCCAGCATTGCTTCCTTTCGCTTAGGGTCATCACCGACTTAACGGACCGGGCCTCGCGGACACCGATTTGACCATGCACAATTATTTTACCCCAAGCCTAAGAGGGTAAACTAGGGTATGGAGATAATTGACCCGATACGAGTTGGTGCCGAGCGGATTGAGCGTATTCCGGCACCGGTGACAACACGGGTTCAACCGCCTGTCATCAATGGTATTCAAGTTCCGATCGTGGATGTTCCAGTTCCTCGTTTGGAGTATCCGCGTATTGAGTTACCGCGACAAGAAAATTTCAATCAGAGCGTTCCTCAGAAACCCTCAGAAACCACGGAAGAAACACCGCAAAAAACTAGAGAGTTACCCACTTCAGTAGTTTCTCCGCCCCGAGTCCAAATAACCCCCGTTGCCCCGAGCATCCCCGTACCTCCCGTTGCTGAGGAAAAGTTTGAGGTTCAGATTGCGGGGCAAACGATTGAGTTGCCTTCTCCGAAAGAGGCTGTTCAAGCAGGTGCTACGGCAATTGTAGGTACATCCGCAACGCTCATCACTGCCTTGGTATTCAATCAGTTGCGACAAGCGGCAACGCCAGTGGTGCAAAAACTGGTCAGAGACAAATTCAAAATTAAAATCAAAGTGATCAAACCGGTCCTACACTTCGTTGAGGAAAACGGTGAGATTCACGCGATTGAGTACAGTGTCGAAGGAGTGAGGTTGGTAAACAGCAATATTGAGAACCCTGAGCAATACCTTCGCGATTTGGTTGATACTGACCCTCTCTTCGAGAGTGATCATCGCATCGTTATTGACGAGCCCATCAAAGATAAGTTCACCAAGGAAGGCGCGAATAGATTTAAATACTTTGTGTCACCGAAGAAACTAGCAAAAAAACTTTCCGCTCGGTTCTCTATTTAGACATAATTACATCGGCACAAATCGCAGCGTAGGGAGACTGAGGGTGAAAGTTTATCCCACTCTTCTTAGCTTCGCCGCACTTCAACAGACGCACCAACTCAAAGTCAAGACGAGCTTTGGCGGTTTCCGCCTGTTGACGACTTATTTCGGTTCTAATTCGTTCTTTACACAAATTCTGCAGACCGCCGTCCAATGGAAATGTTAGAGTCATTGCCATACCGGGGTTTATGTTGTGTGACTGGTAATTCTCTGGGTCCTGGTTTCCGTTGACGGTGCCGTACACAAACGGGGACACATTGAGGGATGGTCCCTGACAAGAAATCCCAGCTCCGTATGTATTCGTCATGTACGGTCCGTTCAAAACCTGAACCGCCTGGTTAGTCACACTTCCCGTAGAGGTTGCCGAGGGACCAGCGATGTTAGTTACGGGTTTCTGCTCCTCTGCATGTGCCACGCAAGCCATTACTGCGTAAATACCGACAGCGAGTTTGTGACAGATTCTTGATAGGTTTTTCTTTCGATCCAAGTTTCTCGTGCTACTCCCGGACCCAGTATGGTCTCGCTAAACTGAAAGGGAGCTCCTTGAGTTTGAATGGTGTAGTTCGCGCCCGGATGTGGGTTAGCAGGGATGTTTATATTAGTTCCTGTAACTGTGTACGAAGTTCCGGTTGTGTAGTCAATCTGCCGAATCGACTCCGCGAACTCGGTTTTTGTGTTTGTAGTGCTTGTTACCGTACCCCGCGTAAAGTTGGGCACAACACTTTCTGCCTCTGCCGCCATTCCCAGGAACAGCGAGCAAAGAATCAGTAAGATCCTCACTTAAATACTGAAAGCTCGATTGAACGCTGTCCCACAGCCTCAGTGTTTGCACCACCTGCTGTGATTGTTGGAACGCCAGTTCCAGATAACGAACCTGCGAGAGACCCAGCGGTTCCACCTGCTTGAACAGTTGTGGCAGTGCCCGCAGCGGCAGAGGTCTCTGAGAATGTAAATGCTTGACCGTTGGTATTGATCCCGTAACTTCCCGCTGTGCCAACTCCACCGAGTGTGCTGACATCAATGTTCGAACCCGATACGGAATAGGAGGCGCTCGAGGGTTCGGTGATTGTGATTTGCGGATTCACTTTAAGTGAAACACTGTCGGTAATCCTGCTTGTAATCTCTGCGGCATTTGCGGTGCCAGCAAGCAGAACGATCGCAGTCAATAAGACTTTTTTCACGGAGCTTGGGTTTTCGATGAACGAATAACAGCAGTTGCCTCAGCTTTAGGTTCGGATTTAGGTTCCGGTTTTGGAGGTGACTTTGGCTCTGGTTTTGGTTCCTGTTTTTCGTCTTCCTCGTCTTCTTGGTTCTTTCTTGCTTGAACTCCGAAGTTCGCCAGAATACTGGTAAAGATGCCAGCAGTAAAGGTGGTGTCAGCGTTCTTAAGAACACCGACCCACCCTGCTGTGAGGATTCCTGCCGACCACACCAAAACCGTAACTTGGACGATGGTGGGGATGCAGGTTCTTTTCATTCTTCTCGTGCGTGGTTTTGCGGATCTGGGCTTGATTCCCATTTCTCACACGCTAACAACTGATAAGTTTTACCCGATCATTTGGAAGCTTGAATGAACCAACCTGAGCCAGGACCTTCAACGGTCCAACGCTTTGCCAGGAGATTCTTGCTGTACTTTTTCTTTTTGCCGTCGGTGCTGGGATAAGTTCCGGAGGCGTTGTCAATCTCTCCCCAAGGATCATTAACAATGTAATCCTCACCATCCTTACCGATGACGATCAGCCAGTGCCCACCGCCAGAAGGAGCGCTAGCAGGGCCATGATGGAGAATACCCACAGGAACTGGAATGCCTTGGGCGAGGAGGGCGTCAAGGGTTCCGAGGGATCCGTTTGTTTTGAAGGAGGCTGTGATTCCAAAGTGCTTCAGCGTTTGAACTTGAACAGCAGCGTCGGTGCTATCCCCACGCTTGAATACTTGCTCTACATACTTGTCGTCGCCCTTGGCGCCGGGGAGGGTTCCAGGCTTGAGGCACTCGGTGAGCATCGCGCAGCTACTGGAGAAACAGG